TTTGTGTATCAGCCATCGTCGGCACCACCAATTATTGCTGTTTGGCCGCGCCGTGGCTTTTGAAAGGGGGTTAGTATTCCCCGAACGATACAGTTTCGTCAACCACGGGGCTGCGGCCTAGCAACTTGTCAATTTCGCGTTCACGGTCGCCTTCCTGCACCCATTCTTCGTCAGTCAGGCCGTCGCCGCCTTCGGTTCCTGTCGTCTCAATCTGTTCCATGACGGAATCAAATTGTTTCTTCGGTAGCGACAAAAGCCAAATTTCCAAAGCCTCTGCGTTTGACAGGCTCGATTCTGACACGCCCTTAATTCGCGCCGCGTCTTTCACCAAACTTGACCACGCATCGTCCCGTTTCGACTTCACCCGTTTCGGGGTTTCTGCGAAAGTACCTGTCGGTGTGCGACCTCAGCGCGTTGTACAGTTCGCCAATCAGTTCGGGCGGCAACTCTCGTCGGGGTTTCTTGTACCACCACGGCGGGGCTGCATCGATCTTGCCTTCAACCTTCTGGAACATGACAATGCACATTGCGTATGCGTCGAACATTGCTTGTTCACCGGGCGAAAGTAGGTGAATAGGCGCGCCACCACACAAACGCAGTTTCATTTGACTAGCAAGCATGTCATCGTCGGATGTTATTAGGCGGAGTATGAAATTGCCTTCAAACGGGTCGCCGTTGATGTCCGTGATGTACACGGGCTGTACAACCTCGGCAGGCTCCAATTCGACATTTTCTGGAATGTCGATTTTGTTGGCAACCAAGTCTTCGGCTGTTTGTGGGATTCTTTTGAGTTCCGGGGTATCTGCTGGCATTTTGACTTTCAATGCTCCATAGTAACAAGGTTACTTCACAGTATAGCAATCATGCCAACGATTTCAAGCCCGTATGTCTGTTATAAACCATACAGGTTCACAGTGGCGATTAGGTTCCGGTCTTGATGGAGATTTTGCGGGCGACAAAGTTCATGCCGTCCACAAACAGCGACCGGGGATTGCCACCGAAGGACTGCGCCCCGTCCGGCTTTGCGCCCTCAATCTGAATCTTGACCTTCCCCGTCACGCGATCTTTAATAGCAAACGACAGTTCGGGGAATTCAATCAGCGACATCGTATCCATTGCCGGTAGTAATCCGAGGTCGATAAGACTCTCGCCCAGCTTGGAGATTGAACCCACGCTGAATGTGACGTTGGAGCCAACCGTAACGATAGCCGTCGGAACAGCCTCGCCCATTTCTTCGACGGCCACGTTGATGATGTTGTACGAGCCGGACAGGTTTTGACACCGCCCAACTTTCGTAGTACCGAAGTACACTTCCGCCCGTGCGCCGCTGAAAATATCTTTTGCCGGATCAGCCATAATTCACCTTCCTGCCACGGTCGGTTAAACCGTAGTGTTCAATGTAATCTGAATCCACAGCCTTTCAACGGCCACGGTAACGTTAACGGAAACCAGTGTCTTTTCACCGGACGGTGTAAGAACCAGCGAAGACTCATCCCAAGCCACGATAATGTTGCTGTCAACCATTTGGTTCAAAATAGCTTCAATCGCGCCTTGCAGTATGGATTCTGGCACGGTCGTCGATTGACCAACCGCCGCTTCCGTGTTTTCACGCAAGGTTGTCGTCGCAAGCAGGGTGGTTTCCACGGCCAGCCGCGAAGAATACTGCGGGTCGGTTCCGAGGTACGACGTATTGCCACGCGCCACGCGGAATCCCGTCTTCGTCTTTTCCAACACGGTGTATCCGTGTTCAATCAGCCATTCGAGGTCGTGTTGCGCCGTCCAGTTCGTAGCGCCAAACGCGGAGCCTGACACCGGGGGCTTTTCCACAAGTTCAATGACGTTGTTCGCAAGCGCCCATGTGATGCCGTAATCGGGACTGCGACCAGCCTGCAAAGCAGCAGTAAGCATCGCGGTCGCGCACGGGTCATAACTCGTCAACACACTGGATTCGTTGTAAGCCTTGATTCCCTGGCAATGAATCGAAGCCAACCTGCTATTCACAGCCAGCGACAGCGCGCCAAGAGTGCCCGTAGCAGTACCCTTCGATGTGGCAAGCGGCACAGCGATGGAGCAAGTCCGTTCGCCCTTACCTTCAAGGGTCATCGTTTCGCAGTGTTCCAGAACAAGCGCGTTGTACACGGCGGAAGTTGTCCACGGTACAATTTCGTTAACCGTTTCGGTTTCCATCGCGGCAAGGGCTTCCGTCCAATCGGTAGTACCCGTCGCGCCATCGGAGCCACCGACAAGATTTGTGTAGGCTATATTCGCCGGGACATCCACACCGGTTGAAGCCATCGTCGCTTCCACGATACCGATGTTTTGGTTGATTTTCTCCATCAGGTCGAACAGGTTGGCATCGAATTCAGCAACGGTGGTGATATCTACCGCCGACGCACTATCCATGTCTTCCACAAGGAACGTGGAACGGGCGGAAAGTGCTGTAGCCGCGAAGCCACGCGCCGTCTTTTGGTTGATGCGGTCGATAACTGACGTGGCGGTATTGTAGGTTGCGACAGCGGAAGCAGTATATTTGGTCAGAGCAAAAGCGTAACCTGTAAAGGTCGCATCACCCTCTAGTGCATCGTCAGTGTCAATCGACGTGATCTCTGACCACGAACGGGCAGTTGTTGCGCTGTCAGCGGACAAAACATTCAACGTTTCGGTAACTGTATCACCAGCGCTTTCGGTCAGGTAATCTTCCTTCAAAACGCCTGTAAATATTACGTCACGCGCAGCACCGGCTGTTTGCGCGCCAATCGCAACAGTCACGGGGCCGTCAAAGGCCATCCACGTTGACGGGTCGCGGGCAATGTCGGTCGGAGCAGTAAAAGCGTAGGAAACGGACGTTGCGACATCACCATCAGCCGCGTTAGGGGCAATCGTCGCTTCGACAGCCGTAACAGCCCATCCTGCTGGTTTCGCGACAAAGGTGTCATCATACAGCAGGCTGACTATCGGAAGGTTGCCGCCTTCAATTTCGTATTCCACACCAGCATACTTCGCGGTGAACAATTTAGCTGTAACGTCATCAACGCCCGTTTCAACCTTCACCTGAATGTCATTACCATAAAGCCCCCAATCGGAAGCGTTAATGATCAATGCGCCAACAGCACCAACATCATTCAGCGTAATGGTTGACTGTGTTGCGGGATTGACCCGGCAAAAGACAACGCTGCCAGCGCCACCGAGAGTACGGCGGGGCGAAGTGCCGGGTTTGCCGGGACTGAAAAGAAGCTTACTCCAAATCCAAGCCAGATTCGCGGGGAGGTTTGCCGTCAAATCACCCGCCGATGTAGCACTCCACGGCACTTTGGGCTGACCGCCACGGCTCGCTTCGTACATGACGCCGATAATGCCACGTTCGGCATCACCACCGCTTTGAAGCGCCGATGTTGTAACGGTAACGGACGTTCCCGGCCTGTACTGCCGCTGCCCGCGTGAATTAGTGGTGTATGTTGCCATAATCTCTTTCGACCTCCAAGTGTCGTCAGCCCGCGTTTATTCGACGTTAGCGACCGGCACAACCCCGCTGTTATTCAGCGGTGGTTCTAAATCTATTATCCTTTTCAGGTAGATTTCGACAACAGCCGGTATGTATTCGCCATCCGGTAATGTGTTGACGGCATCGACCTGTTCCAACACTGTGTATGTGTACGTCCGCACCCAAACGTCATTCGGCAAGCCAACATCCGTGGGCGACAGGTCGGACGCATCATTGAACAACATGTTCGCAAAGCCGGAATCCAACATTCGCCGCTGTGCAATCAATGCTCCCTGTCGAACCAGTGTGCTGTAAATATGACCCATTTCGTCGTTCTGCGCGATTACATACACGCCAACTGTTGACTGTGAAATATCGCCCACAACCTCCATCATGTCGCCTTCGTCATCGTATGATTCAGTCATGCCGACAGCTTGGCCCATATGGTCTTCAACGACAGTTTCGTTTAACAGGATGACGGAAACAATCGGGGGTTTTTCATCTACACGAGGATAGCCTCCATAGACTTTCAAGCCGTTGTTGCCACTAAGAAAAGATTTGCGGGCGCGGGCGCGGATTTCGTCTGGATAAATACGAAGCGCGGAATCCCATGCTGCTTCGTTATTTTCAAGGTAGTCAAACCACGCTTTCAGAATTATTGCAAGCGCGTAGTCTGGCGGGCCTATATGTGTAACTGTTCCCATGTTAAACTGAATCCCCTTTTGTCAATACGGGCGCATGATGTTGTCTAGTTGCATAGCAAGGACTTCGGGCGCTTTCCGCTCGATATAAGCCACAACTTCCATCGCAAGGTTTCTTGCTTCAAGCCGTCCCTGCATCCATGACGCATTCCCGTCTTTCTTATCCGATATGGTGCGGAACATTATGTACTGTGAACTAGAATTGCCACGAATTCGATACATGCCCGCAAACAGGCCGGACTTGTGTAATGACTTTTCCTGGTTGATCAGTCTCAGCAATGGCCCGCCTTCGCCCTTCTTTATCGACGTGCCCCAATTCACGGTGCGGAACCGGACATACGTTTGTCCGCCCGCGCCCTTGAATGTCGATTGCTTTTGTGTCAAACCTTGCGATTCTTGTAACTTCGCCAAAGTCTTTGACCGAAGTCGGGCAACTTGGCGTTGCGTTAACATGTTTTCTTTCAAATACGCTGCGCCCATAATTGGGTTTGAACGGCCCGTAGATTCGGCCGTTGACCGCCGAAATGGAATTACACGATACCTTGTACCATCCTTACTGAATTGAATTGCGTTGGAACCCGGTCGGCGATTATTCAAAAGATTCTGGCGTAAATCTTGCCCCTCCGACCCATGTTCAATCATGTTCGCCAAAATGCCATCCGAGGACTTGTTTTCCAATGAAAGAGATTGTCCAAAGTCTTCGGTTTCCACCATTTCGATGGAATTTTCATAAGCGCGTTGGCTTGTGCGTAGTCTTTCTTTCGCCAAACCAATCCATTTCCCACGAGCCATGTGTGCAAGTACGGCCATGTGGTCACGAAGTTCACGGGAAGGGCCATCGGGTCGGCGGGGGATACCAGCGCTTTCAAGCAGGAATGGAAGTTCCGCAAACTCGATTTCGCCGGTTTTACTGCCACGGGCCATGATTGTATCCTACGCGCCAACATCCAGCCGGAGGTCGGTTTCAAGCATTGCTTTGAATTGCACCGGCATCGCATGATGTGTACCCGGCGCAGATTTAAAATAATTGGAAGTGTCGCGAATGGTGTGTGTCCATTCGGACACACGGTAAATTGGTCGCGTGACATACGAAACGGTAAACATCCCGTCTAATCCCGGAGTGACCGACGTGCTATGCCCGAGGCCGTCATTTTTCAGATCTCCAATGGCCCAATTTAACCGCCCCTCGCCGGTAGTGGAGTCATAATCAACAGTAAAATCGACACCCTCTACCAATTCCGGGCCGGGATACTGCGAGTCTGCATCTTGTCCGCGCACATACGTTACTCCAACAGAATACTGTGTGTTAACGTTGTTTGAATCGCGGTAAGTAATGGTTTGCGGGATTATCGGTACATTCAACGGTTCATAGGCTGTATCATCTTCCAAAACTGCCCGAGGAGCCTTACGACGCATGATTGCGCTTATCCGCATACGGCAGTTTGTCAGCGTTATCCGGTCGTACTTCGTGGGGCAGTGTTCCGCCCGCGCCGATACGATCACTTCCCCTTCTTCAAGTGTCCGGGGCTTTTCAATCCATCGCACGTCCGCGCCAATCTGCTGAATCAGTATCTTCGTATCCTGTGCGTGATGGAAAATGAAACCCCTTCCGCCGCATACCGGGCAATCCGATATGGGGTTGTCACGCGACGTGTTTGCGGAGCATGGACATCGTGAAGCCATTTCCCACCGCGCCATGACGCCCTCAGATTCAATCAATTGAATCAGTTGCATCGGGTCAATCGTTGGATTCGTGACCTTCGTTGACCATGTGACGGGGAACGGATTGTATGCCGGGTCTATACTTACCATCCAAGCACCTGCACGCCGTTGTATTTTCGGAACAGAACCGGCAACATTCTGTTGATGTCTTTTTGAAGCTGAATAATACGCGCGCCATACCCGGCGTTTGTCGGGCTGGACGTGGTTCCAATGCTTGCGGAAATGCCGTCGATTGACGTACTCTTGTTTGCGATACCAGCGCCGATAATCAAGTCACCGGCTGTGTTCAGGATATGGATGGACGCGGCCTTGCCAATCAGATCCATCAAATCCCAATCCATGTCAATGGTAATCGGGTCGCAAAGTTGGCCGCTGAATGTAACAGTGTGGTCATCCCATCCCGTCCACAGAACTTTTTTCACCTGCGACCAAGCGTTTTCAGTCGTTGCAGTTGTTGACCCTATCGGTATCGTAACGGTTTCCGGGTCAAACGCAGCACCTAACCTGCCGACGCCATCGAAAGGCTTGCCGTCTTCAAGTCGCCAACCGTACACCGTGAATGTCCGTTCAACGGTCGCTGGGGCGCTTAACGTAATCGTCAAATCACCCCAAACATGCTTTGCATCGCCTTCAGTATTAACATAGTTAGGAACCCACGAACCAGCGCTGGACGCGATATCTGCCGCATTCAAATCAGATAACGATCCTTGCGTTTCAAAGCCCGCGACGTAATCCACTTCCCAAATACCGGGCAGGTTGGAATTTCCCTGTTGTGCCATGTATAGCTGGTACAAGGGGTAGGATTCGATATTCGCGCCGCCAGCGCCGCTTGTTGCGGGAACGAACTGCAACTGATTGTCGCGTACAATAAACCAATCACCGGGCCAGTTGATAACCGGCGTACTGTTACCCAACACCCATTTCACCTGCGTAATACTTTGCACCTTGGCATCGGGCAGGGTTATCGGGTGGTAGTTCGACAGCGAGCCGCCAGAAAAGTCCAAGCGGGCCGAACAATCCGTTTTGTGGATGTTAATGCCTAGAACACTCTCCGCCCATGCCAATGACGCCTTTAACGGCATCTGAAACACCTCTGGCGGGTAGTAATTGCCGTCATCGTCCGTCAGGTTAAGTCCCGTCAGGTACGTTTTGACAAGCCATTCTGCGGTAAGGGGGATTGAACTACGGTAAGCCATTGCACACACCCTAACGGTGGAAGTTTAGGCCACCGCGACGTAAAGGTTCACAGGAGCAGCCACAACGCCGGAAACCGCTTGGATAAACACCGTGCGATTGCCAACGTTCACTATCGTTTCAACATCGTTCGATCCTGTGAATGTGACCTGCCGAAGCAGAATCCAATCAGGGTCGGTTGCGCCTGTCAAACCCGACCGTACCCAAACACCAAACACCGTATTACCCGCAGCACCCGTGTAAACCGGGTAAAGCGCCACACAGTCAAGCGTCCGGGTCGGGTCGTCTTCGGTTGCACAAATTAATCTGTCGTCATCGGGCGCTGTCACGTTGGGACTGTCATCAACAGCCGTAAGTGCAAACATGCCGCCTTCCGAATACGATGGTTGAAGCATCGCAGACGCGACCACCAAAGCGCCGGAATCTTGCGCTAAAGCCCGTCCAATATGTTGGCTTGACCACTTTCTGCGTATGGAGTCGCTCATTTTGTATTACTTCCCCCGCTTTCCGGCTGGACGACCACGTTTCTTTTGTGCGCCGCTACTAACCCGCGCTATGTGCCTTTTGTCAGCTGCAACATCAACGGTTTTCGCTTCGGTTTCATCTTCGGTTTCATCTTCGTCTTCGTCGGTTTCTTCGTCGGCGTCAACGTCTTCAGTTGAATCGACTTCCACTTCAGCGGGCGATTCCATAACATCGGATGGATCAGCCATGACACAGAAACCAGCAACTTTCGCTAACTTATCAGCTTCCGCTTCCGTCAGATCCAACACGATTCCATAAGAATTGATCTTACGGGGCGCGTCAGATACGACAATCTCGCAGTCGCGAAAAGTCTTGTGTTGAATCGTTTTCATTCGATTTGTTCCTATCGGGGCAGGGAACCAACCGAACCGAAGTCCGGTCGGAACCCCTAACCCCAAAGGTCAGACTACGAACACTTGACGTTCTTGAACCGAACCAGCGCCGGAACGCCGTTGATCGCGCAGCCGAACAGGGCGAACGCGAACGGACGGGTCAGTTGAACCTGCGGGAGCGGGATCATGCTGTACGGCATCATTTCACGCCACATGACAACATCCGGCGACGGGTCAATCAGGAACGCATCGGCGGTGCCGGGGATTTCCTCGTTGTAATCAACAAACGTGGTTTCCGTCACACCGCCAGCACAAGCGACTTGCCCGATCAGATACTTGTCACCTGCGCCACGGTAATCGCGGTAAATGTTGTAGAACTGGACGCCCGTGTTGGCGGTCGCGGCGATTGTGATCGTCACCTTCTCGCCCTCTGCCACGACAACAGGGGTAAATGCTGTCGGGGCCGAAGCGCCGGAGTACAGCGTGTTACCAACAGCCACAACACTGTAGTTGTAGGTCGCGGCATCAGCAGCGGCAAATTTCGACGCGGCATCTGCACCGGCCACAATCGAAGTTTCGGTCGGGGCGGCAGGAGCGGTGGACGAAGTTGCAGCAACGTGAACCAGCTTTTTCCGGGTCGGGGACAGGAAGTAGCTGTAATTCACGTCAACTTGGCCCATCTGAGTAAGGATCTGCTTGACAGCAGCGCCAGCCTGACGCGGGATTTCCTGCCCGTTCGTGTACATGGCCTTCACGCGGTCGCCATGTTCATCCGCGAAAATCTGTCCAACCATCGTCGGTGCCCACAGTTGGGTCGCCAGACGTTCAAACACGTTGTCGTGAACGGCAACCTGCGACATGCCAACTTCGGACATGGACAGGTTATCGCCGCGCTTATCAACAACCTGCCACGCGGCATTGTTGTTCAGGTTCGCGGTCACGGCGTCAGCGACAAACTTCTTCATGCCGTCGATGCTGTAAGTGTTCACGGACGAATCACCGTAGAACATCAGTTGTTCGAGACGGTTGGAAATGTGCGTATTCGCATCCTGCACGATCTGGCTCTTAATGGAGCCGCCAGCAGCGAGCGAATTTGCAATCAGTTCGGCCTGCATCGTCATCGAACGCTGTTCGGCCATCCACCGCATCTTCTGGTAATGCGGTGTGAAGGTGGAGTCGATGGTCGGGCCAGCGGAGCCTTCCGCCTGCGTCACGTTGGCAAAGGTGTCACCAACGCCGGTCTGCTTGCGGTATTCAACAACGGTGTTGTTCGCGGGCTTGGAGTTCTTCCAAACCTGATTCCAGAAACGCGCCATGCCGGGGTGTTCGGTCTGGACAATCAGTTGATCGATGATTTCCTGACGGAACAGGGGCGAGGCAGTACCGCCACCGGCATACGTCGGAACACCGTGGCCCGCGTCCATAGCCTTGCGGACTTCTTCAAGGGCGGGAAGACCATGATAGAACTTAGGGTCTTGGCCGTTAAGCCCGTCGAAACCGGCATTAAGTCCAAAATTCTCAACACCAAATACGTTCATTTTATTTTCTCCTGTTGTCAATTCGCAAAAGGTTTGTGCTATCCAAGCAACTAACCAGCGATTGCCTTTTCGAGAACATCCTTGTCAACACTCAGCCCGTTAATCGAAACCTCGGTGCAAAGTGTCGCCAACCTTTGATGTTTCACAACATCGTTGCCAACCTCTTTAAGCGCCTTTTCGATAACATCAACAGCTTCCACTGCTGTGAGAGATTGCCCGGCAGACGGGATCTCATTCGGGTGCTGCACGGCCTGAAGCTGCGCGGCATCTGTCACGGACTTGGTAATTTGGGGAACCCTTTGCGCGGCCACAAAACCTTCCAGCGCAGCGTTGATTCCCTTCAACACCTCGTCAAACTTGCCTTCAATCCCAGAAATGCGTTCATTCTGGATTCCAGCAAGCGTCATGGACTTTTCCAACACATCACGGGTAGAGTTAATCGCCGCGGTGTGCGCGGAGATTGCTTCCCCAAACGACGCAACTTGATCCGCTGTAAACGATTCAAGCTGTCCACCAGCAATCAGCACATCGCGGGCATCGCCAAGCGCCTTCACCAATTCGTCGGCCTGTTCATGGACAGACTTCGCAACACCGTCAACCTTTTCAGTATCGGTGTTGGCTTCAGTCAAGTGCGACGTGTCGGTAACCGGCGTACCATCTGCCAAATAACCGTCAACAGCGCCTTGTGCGGCATCGGGGGCGTTAACCTTGTCCGGCTCAACAACAGCGTCGGCGGCTACTTCAAGCTCAACACCGGCCTGTTCAAAAGCATCGGAAAGGCTTTTCTTGACTTCATCGGACATGCCGTCCCATTCAGTTTGTGTAAAAACCTTCTTTTTCATCTTTTTTCCTTTGGCCCTTTTGCTGGCCGAAGATCCGTCATTAGCGGTCACAAGCTCTTGTTTCATCAACGCGCTTGCTTTTCCGCCGCCCAAATATGTCGGCACGGGATAACCCGCGTCAGCACCTACATTCATCGAAGCGTTGCCACTGCCGCCGGACATCGGGATTGATTCATCACCGACAGCCTTTTTTAGCGTACCAAGCGCCTTTTCTATCGCTTCCAGTTGTGTTTCGGGATTGACCGGGTTGCGCGTAATGGCGATATTCTTTATCCACGCCTGCGCCACCGTCTTTCCATCCAACCCCGCACGTCGAATGACCGGCCCTTGAACCGAAAGCCCCAACCTGCGACTA